GTCTTATGGTTATTGGCTTGATGTTCCGCCTCGTCTGTGTATCTCCAAAGGATCGTATCGGGGTGTAGATCAGAATCAAAGCTGAATATATAGCGTTCTTTAAATTTATTCATAATCAAGTGTCCTTTTTTGGTGTTTTACAAATCTAAATTCTTTTGTTTCATCATTGAATACTAAAAACTTAACTCCTAATTCTTTTTGTTTGTCGGTTAATCCCTTGCCACTTATATTGACGTGCTTACCTCTTCTCTTATCTTTTTTTGATGTTTTAACGTCTATAGGTGTAAAGTTCCCCTTATCATCCATGGTTACAATATCTATACAGCCAGAACAGCCAGAATTTTTGAACACTTCAAAACCTTGTTCCCATAACCAGTTAATCGCATAGTGTTCGGCAATGTCTCCTTTTCTTTTTGCATCCTTAGTCATGGTAAAACCCTATTTGATTTAAAAACTTAACAAAGGCATTGGAGTTTATTAAATCTCTTCTTCTTTGCTTTCGTGGTTGCTCAAGAATGAGCTGGTCGTTTTTAAGGTTGAATAGCTTCTCTGTTCCATCATTGTAAACAATGGTTCTTGTGCCTTCCCATCCATCAGAGTGTATATAACGTATCTGTTGCGCCCATTCCTCGTAGGCTTGTAGGCCTTTTTGTTTTTCTACTGCGTCTTTAAATTCAGTCATTAGCTTCTCTCCTTAACAGTTAGATCATATTCAGCCTCAGTAAGATAAGAATAAGACTTTAGAAACTCTTCTTTAGTTAATATCTTGAAGTCTCTCATCTTCTCTTTGTCGGTTATAAATGATGTATGTTGCATTAGCTTTTCTCCTCATAGTTTTTTATTCTTTTCATACTAGCAACGTAACTCATGGCAAAAAGATTCCATGACGCTGGTGAGTACCCTTTGATCTGAGCAATCTCGCGGCCTTCCTCGTACCATTTTCTTTCTTGTTTTATTTGTTTTGCGTAACTCATTAGCTTTTCTCCCTGTTGGTTATATCTTCAAGCTGGTACTTGATCTCATTAATAAAATTAACGTGGTTTAGGTTCTTTACCTCGTCAGCGTGTGCTAGGTATTGTTCTATTCTTGCAAGAGTGCGCTCCAGTCTTTCTTGTACTGGCATATCCTGGAGTATCTCTTCTAGTTGCTTGTGTATGGTTTCGCCTTGTTTACTCATTGGTTTTGCTCCCTTAGTTGTTGTAATTCTGTTTCTAGTTCTACGATCTCAGACTGCGCCATTAAATGACGCTCCTGTCTGAGTATTGATTCTATGATTATTATTCTTTCCATTGGTTAGGCCTCTTTTTTAATTCTTTTGTACTTTAAAGACTCTCTTTTTTTTGCTCTGTCTTTATCAGTTGTACCTAATCTTTTTTGTTGTTGCTCTATATTCCAAATCGGAAAGGGTTTTATAGATGTAAAATTATTCATTATGCCACCTCCTCTTGCTCAACTAGCGTTAAACCTCTAAAAACATCAAATATAACTTCATTATCTGCTTTTAACTCAAACATTGTTTTACCATCGCCTTTGACAAAAGCTCTGTAATCACCATTTACTGCATCAATTATATCTTCCTCACAACAAGAATGTTCTGATATAAGAACTGAACCTAAAACTTCATCAGGAGTATAATCTTTTTGTTCTTGTAACAGGTCTGCTGTACATGATATTGCCTCTTCAAAAGTTTGATAAAAGATTCTTCCTTTGTTTTCAATAGAACTTTCCCAAGGGTACTTATCAATACCTTCTACATAAGCTACATATATTTTCATTGGTTACGCTCCCAGTTGATATAAGAATAGAAAGAAAAAGCCACACATTGCGACACAGTAAAAAAACTGTATCGCATAGGCTTTGTATATTTTGGTTTTGGTTTTGATCATTGGTATTGCTCCTCTAGTTCTTCGGGTTCTCTTAGGTATTCGTATTCGCCTATAGCGAATACTTTTGAAACTTCGTCTACATCTAAACCATGACTATCGTTATTTTTTAGATAGTCTAAAAGGGCATCAGGCGAGATATAAGAGAACGGTTCAAATTCATAATGGTTAGGATAGTCAGCGATATATTTTGGCTCGCTAACCGCACTTATTGGGTTATTTATAAATGTTGAATAAACCTCTGTTGCTATATCCCAACCATTAGAATCACCATTTACAATATAGGATAGATCATATCCATATTTGCTCTCGTTGTTCATATAGCAAAAGACCTCTTCTATTATTTCTGATATGTATGGTCTATGAATACGGAAAAAGCTTGCGATATTATCAACCTCATGCTCGTTGAGGTAGTTTTCTTCTTGCTCGGTATCGTGCCAATATTTGCACTCTTGCATTACAGTTCCAATACAGAAAACTTTTTCTTTTATTTCTAGTAATTCCATTATGCTACCTCTTCTAGCTTGTTGATGTATTCAGAAACGATTTCTTCACCTATGATGTAGGTATACATATTGACTACTCTTTCGGGTTCACTAAAGTCTGTAGACACTTTGCCAAAGTTAAGCTCTTCATATTCTTTAATATGTGCTATCACATCAAAAGTATTTTCACCTAACCATTTTCTCGCTCTGTATCTACCTATAATATAAAAATCAGTATTAAAAGCGTGGTAGTGTAGATCGTCTTTGTTTTCTTCTATCCAGTCAGAATCTTGATCGTTTATAAAATCGTCAAAGTATTCTTTTATTTCTTCTCTTTTATAGTCCATATTTTTCTCCTCTATTTGTTATGACTAAGACGCCTCACGGCGTTTCGGATAATAGAATCCTCTTCAGTTAGCCTGAATTTGCTTGATGCGTTTTTGTAGTTTTTTAAACTCTCTAGTTTTTAGTTTGTTGTGTTTCTCAACAACATTAATTAAAACATTAATTTCTTGTGAGTAGTTTTCAAACTCGCCATGCTTTTTTAGAATTTCACTTATGCACCAAATGCTGAATCTTGCAACTTCTGTCATAGGCACTTCAAAAGCATCCATTCTGTCAACTAGATTGTTATAGTTTTGTATATTGTCTGTCATGTTTTTCTCCTCTATTAATTAAATGACTGTGTAATGATATACCCATTAATACATTATGTATACCTTTTTATACTCTCTATGTTAATTTATTACCCATTAGCCCTTTGAAATGCTTTAGAATAAAGGGATGCAAGGGATAGAAAATAATTCAATTATGGAACATAAAACACCTAAAAAGAGAGGAAGGAAGACAATTAATATAGATTATGATCGTTTGGAATATCTAGCCTCTTTGAACATGGGAACAATGGATATATGTCGTAATCTCGGCATTTCATGGGATACGTTTGATCGCAACAAAAAAAGAAAAGCGGAATTTGCGGATGCTTTACAGAGAGGAAAAGCTAAAGGATTGCAAAGGGCAACTTCTCGGCTCATGGATAAAATAGATGATGGCGAGTTTCAAGCCATCCAGTTCTATTTAAAAAATGCCGATTCGGACAACTGGGCAGATCGCCAGGAAGTAAATCACCAATTAAATCTCTCCAGTGTGTTACAAGAAGCACAAGGAAGGATAATTGAGGGCGAAAGAGTAAAAGAGGTAACTAATTCGGATCAGTTCCTAGAAAGGGAACTAACCACCAACAAAAAAACCAATAAATAACAGAGTGTAACTATGATTTTCTCTAATCTCCCTGGTACAAAAAATCAGCGTTACAGAAGCGGTTTCTCTGTGTTGCACCTCTCCGCAACTGTTCACCGCTTCACCTGTTACCCCATAAATAAAGGCTTTTAATGATAGTAAGTGCTTACTTACTTATTCAATACCCCCCATCAATTTATATCGGCGGGGCACAGTCAACGTATAGTGTGAAATAAAATTTTTATAAAAAAATGAAATACAGTCCACAAGAAGAAAAAGAACTAATGACCTCCATCTGGTCACTCAACATAAAAGATGATCCTTTAAACTTTGTACGCTTTGTCTTCCCTTGGGGACAGAAGGACACCCCCCTTGAGCACTTTGACGGGCCAAGGAAGTGGCAAGAAAAAATTTTGAGGGATATTTCAATACACATACAACGCAATAACTCTATTGATATGCCAGAGATGTTTAGACTGGCAGTTGCATCAGGTCGTGGAATCGGCAAATCCGCCTTAGTCGCATGGATCATCTTATGGATGCTATCCACCCGACTTGGCTCAACGGTTATCGTAACTGCCAACACCGAGCAACAGCTACGCTCAAGAACATGGGCGGAACTCGGTAAGTGGCTCACACTCTCCATACACTCTCATTGGTTTCAAAAGACAGCAACAACCATCAAACCCGCAGCTTGGTTTGAAGAAGCACTCATAAGAGACTTAAAAATAGACACAGGCTACTACTACGCACAAGCGCAACTCTGGTCAGAAGAAAACCCAGATGCCTTCGCTGGTATTCACTCCAGCTACGGTGTGTGCCTTATTATGGATGAGGCTTCAGGTATACCCGCACCCATCTACTCTGTGTCAGAAGGTTTCTTCTCAGAGCCTACCCCCAATCGTTTCTGGTTTACCTTCTCCAACCCCAGAAGAAACACAGGGCCTTTCTACGACAGCTTCCACTCCAAACGTGCCTTTTGGAAGTCGGAGCAGATAGACTCTCGTGACGTAGA